GCCTAGAGTTATCTAGTGCCTCAATGATTTCAATCGCTAATGCTGCAGCATCTTCGGAGTTCTCAGCGTCTGGATCTAGTAGCTTCGCTACTAGACGTATCTCTGTTGGACGTGGCTTGCCCACTAGTATTCCTTCATACACTGCACATATTTCTGATGCCAAGCCAGTGCTTCTTGTGCTTCGCGTTCTGTGACTCGTTCAATCTCTGCATTGCAGTATGAACAGATGAGACACACGCTTGCTAAGTAGATCATGCTTCCTCCTTTACTTGCCATTCCTTGTAGTACGGTTCACATACATCGCCGTCGACCTCGTTGTATTTCATATGAGCACCGAACATGAACACGACTTCGTCGCGGTCATCTCCGATTCCGTATGAGTCATGGTATCCACAGTACCATGACCAGCCAGCGATGGGGGTAATTTTCATACCCCCAACACGGACACCGAGTGTATCTTTGTTGATTAACTTACCCATTAGATTCCTCCTCTGGTAGCGGTGCGTCTAAGATGATGTCAATCATGGCATCATCTGCTTCTTTGTGTAGCTCAGGCTCGATCACGCTTGGGTCATCCATCTTTTGTGCATAGATGTGTAGGTAATCGAGTGCCTTTTGTATGTACTGTGCCAGCCTTGTTGAGATGCGAGGCTGGATGTATAGGTCTTCCTTATCCATTTAGATTCCCTTCGTTAGTAGGGCAAGAGCCTTGCTCTTGATACGGTCAGCCGAACCGTTGATGACACGCTCGGCTCGAGTTGCTTCTGTCTTGTGACTGTAGTGGTCAGCGTACTCAACCACTGATTGGAACACACCGAACGCTGTGCCATACAGTTCTTCTTGTGTGCCAGTTGCACCTTTGTAGATACCTTTGGCTGCATCTCGTGCAGATATTGCCGAGTTGTACTGTCGCTTCTGCCCTGTTGAAAGCAGTGCATATGGCGATTGCTCAACGAAGGATGGTAGTGACCACATCTTCTTGAAGATGTTGTCTACCTCTATATCGGTTAGCTTCTCTTTGAGAAGCTTGTTGCCTACGGTTTCGTAGAACTCGATACCAGTGTATGTGACTGGGATAATCTTTCGGATGTCCTCAATCTTGAACTCGGCATTGGTTGTGTGCTTGAGTGTGTAGGTCGCTGACTTAGAGAAGATGCCAGCGATCTGATTGGTACAGCGTAGACGAGTTACACTTGGTGCAATCTGCAGTGCAGTTGAACCATCATGTGAAGTTCGTGCTACTAGATAAGCCTTATGCTCATCGTTACCAATCTTCACACCTTTAGGTAGCTCGAGCACCATGTATACCTGTGCTCCACCTTTGACTTCACCAGCATATGCATATCGTGCATCTCCTGAATCGACCAGAGCATCTAGACCTGAGAACATCTCAGCATTCTGGAATACTTTGTATCGTCCACCGACAGTGCCAAGCACTGACTGTGTGTTGTCCTCGTTGGTACGGACAGTAGCGAAAGTGTTAGGCACTTCGAGTTGGCTAACACCTGTGTTTGATACAGCCAACGCTTGAACGTCGGCTAGTGATACATGCCAGTCGAGCCCAGCCTGTGTGGCTGCGTCTCGTGCTGATGTTGCTGTTACTTCTTCGCCGATGATGCTGTATGCATTACGGCGGGACTTGATTGTTAGGTTAGTCATGGTAGTTCCTTTCGTGTTGGGTTGTAGGTGAGGGTATCAGATACGGCTGGTGAAATCAACAACTGCATCTGAGAGTTGGTCATGGTAATGACCAGTGAAGCAACGGATTTCTCCGTCTTCACGTCGAGCGAACCACGTTACGTATGGGTCAGCTGTGCGGGTATGTGGCTGTGACTGTGTGTCATTGATCCACAAGCATAGGATTACGTAACCTGATTCATCCCATGCCTTCTTGCAATCTACGACAACGGCTCCGTTGGCGCAGACATCTCCTCTGTTTATCGTCATTACTTTTCCTTTCGTTGGCTGTATACAACGCGGTCAACTTCATACTCCACGCTGTCGGCTTCGGTCTCGAACGATGGCTCGTTCATCTCGTAGCGTTCTGCTTCTGTGGCTGCAGTCTCCTCGTCCTTGGCTCGGACAGTAAACGTTGCATACACAACATGCTGTACTTGGATTTCATATTCCTTGTCGAAGACAAGTCGACTGCCATGTACACCATAAAGGATGTCATCGAGTTCACCGAGTGGTATCTCTGTGTCCTCTTCGGCATCGTTCTCTTCAATCCAGTCATTCACCTTGGTGAATAACCTGCTTACTTTACGGCGGTGTTCATCTACGATACTGCGTTGTGTTGCTAGGTCAATCGTTAGTGCATCGACACGCTTCTGAAGTGCAACCTTTTCTTCCTCGAGGTACACAATCTTCTGCTGGTCTGGCGTTACTTCTGGTGCTTCTGTTGTCATGGTGTTGCTCCTTTCGGTTGGTTGGCTATCTCTATGCACATCTAAAGATGTGCTATCTATGAATGACACAAGCGTTGTATCACGTCCACATGGACACTTCAACTGCGTAACTCCAGATGGAAATCCAAACCCATCCGATGTAGTTACTTCGAACATGGTGTCACACTCGTTTGGATCGCAGACGAATGTATATTTACTGGTGACTAGTGCCTCACTCATTCTTCCTCCTCTGTTGTATCGGTTACTAACTTGTTAGCCTTGACGTAATCAAGTACACATTCATCTATCGTTTCGTAATCCAGCCCGAAGAAATGGTCGCCCATATCTACGTGCCAGTTGTCCTTGACCATGCGGTCAAAGGCTTCTTCACGTGTTGAGGTAAGCACGAGGTCGTACTCTTCTGGTCGTGAGTAGATACTCTCAAGGCTTTGCCAGATAGCAAGGTCTTGCATACCTAATCGGTGGTATTGGTTGGTGTAGTTAGACATGGTTGTCTCCACTTGTGTGATCATGAATGATGCTTCCATTAGTTCCTCATTTCTTAGATGTGCTGAATCGTATGTCGGACTTTCCGTATACGCAGAGCCCGCAGCTGACGCAGGCTGAACCGCTCGTTGAGATGAGCGGGATTTGCTTGGTAAGTGCAGGACATTTCGCACCTACCTTGCCAGTGATACGTGTCATCTCCTCTTCTGCATCAGCAAAAGTGGTGGATAGATACGCTAGTTTGGTGTCGGTATCACGCCGAACTTGTTCGGCTATGTGTTTGTTCTCGCTATCGGTTGAGTAATACAGCGAGAGATTTGTTAGTCCCGATAGGGAATAGGCAGCAGATCGCACTCGTGTGTAGCACCAGAACTGCACGTCCTCATGCATCATGATTACTTTCTGCCATGCATACTCATACTCACCGCTGAAGAAGTCGCCGTCCCAGTGGATGCGGAATAACTTCGGGGCATTCCGTCTCTCACAATCTGCGATGAAATCAACAAGCATGTCGTCGAGTAGTTCGACCATTGTGTCTATGTCTGCATCCTTGAGTAGTCCCCAGTTATGCATGAGAGTTGCAAGCACTGGCTTGTATGCTTTCTCAAGCCGACCTGCATAGCAGACCTTCTCACAAATCGACGTCGCGTCGGGACATGAGAAGAGTTTGCCTGCTGGTAAGCCGAAGGTGTTGGCGATAGCCGACTGCTTACCATTAGGTGTTACTAGATTGGTGACCTTGCGGTCATTGCTACGTTTCAGGGATAGCATGTTCGTCCTTTCGTTAGGGGTGGTTGACCTTGACGCCAGCGAAACTTACGCCTCGCTTACGAAGGGCATCCATGATTGCATAGACAGCATGAGCACTAGTCCCGCCGATACTCCACTCGAATATCTCATCGAGTTCGATGTCGGCGATACGCATGCCGTTGTCTTCGTCGTAGTTCTTGTAGTCATAGATGTCGGCAACGACATCTTCCCCTTCGTCCGTCTCGAACTTGAGGAACCACATGTAGCGTGTCTTGTCGCTCTCTTCTTCCTCGCATTCACCGAATGCAAGCGTGAGATTACGCATCGTCGTGATGATTGAGCCTTGACCATGAGTTCCGTTCAGGGAAATCGAGTCATCGTTGATTGCTCTGAGTTTGTAGTTCATTGTGTTGCCTCCTTTGTTGGTTGATTTGTTGAGCCACTTTCTATACACATCTTCGATGTGTTATCTATGAATGACGTGCTACCCACAACACGCACCTCCGTTGGTATCTTCACAACACTCAGCACAGAATGCCTCGTTGTCCTTCATGGAATTGCGACAGCCATACTCATCGAGTGTGTTGGTACAAGGATGTCCTTCGTATCCAAAGCACACCAGATCCGCGAGCTCGTGTATGTCCATGTCCATGATGTGTTTAGTCGTTGTCATAATCACACCATGGTTCTAAGTGATGACCTTCGACTATCGTGTAGGCGGGAGCCGTAGGATAGCCCCGCCATTTGACACCCTTCGGCAGATTGATTTGCTTATGGGTTAGTCCTTCGGATACTGCATAGATTGCCTCGATGCATGGTTCCACCATGCTAAGTGGCACTGGCGGGTAGTGATTACTCGTCAGTTGTATTGCGATTGACTGGCGAATGTCAATGACATTCTCCGCTAGGTCTTGCGCTGTATTGCGTCCCATTATTCTTGCTCCTCTCCTTCTACATAGCCTTCGGCTAGTAGTCCTTCGAAGAAATCCCACACCTGAGTGAGACCCTCCCTTATTTCCGTATCGTTCGGTGGTAGATAGAACTCTGCTCTATTCAGAGCAGTGCCGAACTTCTGTATGTCTGCATACTTATAGCCCATCATTAGATAACCTCCTTGATTGTTACGGCTTTGCCGTATCGCCAAATGAACTTCTCGAACTTGTCATCATCGGGTGATGTGTCCTCCTCTTGCATTGCCTTGCTTATGTGACCTTCGGTGTCGTCGATTACGAAGAGGACAGAGTCCTCTACGTACTCCCACCAGTCACCGTTTTCGTTGGCTATGTACTTGGTCATTAGTTATCCTCCTCATCAAGTGAGATACTTTCCCACTCATCAGTCCATGGTTCTGTGGTTACGAAGTAACCAATGCGGTTTATCCAGTGATAACCCGCAATGATGTAGCCCTTATCGTCTTCGTCTATGTATGTCCAGATGTGCTCGTTGGAATTGGTGCGGACATAGTCCACCTCTACTCCGTAAGTCTCGAACATAATGCCGACGCCGTCCTCATCCTGAAAGGATGCACTTTCTACAATGTGATTAGCCTTCGGCTTGTACTTAACCTCCCACTCACTGAAAGTGAGTGCTGTTTTCTGTGTCATACGTGGTACTCCTTCATCTCTTGTTGGTACTCGATGAAAGCATTGAACGAATGTTCATGCCCCTCATCATTGACAGTCTGTTTCGTAAAGTCCACCACTACAGTGGTGTCCCCTAAGTCCTCGCCGTCAACGCTAGTGAACAAGCCGAAGCCTGTCTCGCTGTTCCATTGGTCGCCGATTAGTTGTGATACAACTATGCGGGCTGCATAGTTTTGGTCTGTCCATCGTGGTGTTGCTTTGCTTAAAGCAAAGGCTAGTTCTTCACGCCACATTGTCTCGCCCCAGTGTGAGTAGAGTGTGACGTGTGCTTGTTCGTTTGGATATACTTTCAGTACGAAGTTGATTCGTGCTCCCATTAGATTTCTCCTGTCTCGATTAGGTAATCAATCATCTTGATGATTGCGTTCTGCCATGATGTACCGTCCATCTCTCCAAGAGATGTGCCGTCCATCTTTAGTATCTCTGCGAAGTAAGTCGTCCCGCGAGGGGCGAGTTCGTCTTCTTGGTGGTTCAGTTTGAGTTGGTAGTCCATGTATTGCTCCTTCCAAATAGGTGAAGAGGGGACAGCGATTTGCCATCCCCCCTTTCTATACACATCTTCGATGTGTTATCTATGAATGACGTGCGAGCCACTGCTTGACCGCATGTCGAGCGACGTAGATTCCAGTAACAAATCCAGTCATGAATAGTGCTATTGCTATAGCAATGTAGTCTCCGTAGTACATTAGTTATCTCCTTCCTTCAAGCGATTACGTATGTCAGCGCAGGGGTAGCAAGTCTTCTCGACTTCGACTCCGAGCACGAAGGCATCTATGCCTGAGTAGATGATGTCAATTCCTCCATCACAGTATTGGCATCGCATTATGCGCGACCTCCCTTCAGGGTGAGGTAAGCGTTTGGCTCAACCTTTTGGATTTCATCCAAAACTGTGGTAAAGTTCGGGTATGCCTTGAAGGCTGAGAGGATTGCTTCAATCTTCTTCGAAGATTTAGCGGTGTTAGTGGTGATGCGTACCTTTGCGAAGATACGCTTATCATTCGGCTTCGACACATGAACAACGCCGTTCTTTACGACGCCGACTAGTGCCTTAGTTTCAACTGTTCTCATGGTGTTCCTTTCGGTAAAGTGCCGAGCCAATTTGATTCGACCCCCTTTATCAAACAAATCTTCGATTTGTTATCAAGAAAAGACAGGTGTGCATGGATCATACGTGCGAGCTGTTAGCAGTCAATACGTATCGCCCGCCATGCTTATGCGTTATGACGCATGGCGCGACACGGCATGCATGACATGACGTAGAGCGCATGACATGACACATGGCTGAGCCAACACACCGAGGATTTACGCTTGAGATTTGACATTGGGCTGGCTGTGTGAGATAATGTTTGTCGTTGGGAGGTGGTCTCTCAGCATTAGACGAAAGGCAAGACATGAACACAGCATGGACACATGATGACCTACTCACAGACCTTCAAGCGGAGGTGCTGGAGGTACGCAAGGAGTACGGAGTACCAAGCCTGAATCACATCCCTGATTTCGAATTGGTCTCTCTCGCATATGCACAGTTGGGCGACCTTGTCCACATAGGCAAGGGGCGCGTCGGTATCGTGTATGACATTGCCGAGGTACGTAACGCTCGTGAGTTGCGTATCGTGAGCGATAAGTTCCGCGTAATCATGAAGAGAGTTTCCCTATAAGATAGTTAGGCAAGCCCCTCGCGTCAGCACAGGCGCGGGGGGTTTTCGCCTGTCCGAGCACACGTTTTTCCTAGGCTCACGCACACATGCGTGGGTCTTTTTTTGTGCTCCGCCCTAGACGACCCCCACCATGTTAATACCCACCCCCCTCCCTCCCCCCCACTATCCACAAAATAATATTCACCAGAAAACCAGCTCTGACCAGCACTTATATATATAAATAAAAATAATTACCAAAAGCCCTTGAAACACGCCGACGCTCTAGACCCCTATATAAGTATAAGGCGAAATACTTATTGAGCCTTCTGTGGCTGGCTTAATGCCAGCCTAATGGTTATATATGCAAGAGTGGGGATACTTCTGCCCAGACCCCTCTGTACCACTACAGACACTGGAGTCCAATTGGAAAGAAATCTATCACCAGAAGAAGCTCGTAAAGAACTCATTGACCTGGTAAGACAAGGCAGGACGATCGCCGACGCCCTAAAGGTCATCGGACGATCTCGCTCTTGGTATGACACCCAACGCCGAGAAGCCGAGGGCTTCTCAGCTTATGTAGATAATGCTCGTGGTAGAACAGCAGACCTCGCTGATTCCGCTCGGTCTGGTTTATCTGGGTTTGCAGAGTTCTCTGAGAATTACCTTGGTACTAAAGTACCCACTCACATGATGAATGTGGTAGACATGCTAGAAGGCAATGATCCTTCTTGGTTACATGAAAGCATGGTCTACGAAAAGGGGTCGGCGGGCTTATCCCGCCTTCTTGTAAACGTACCCCCTAACCACGCCAAGACAATGACGATCACAATTAACTACGTCACCTACCGTCTGGTTAAGAATCCTAACATCTCGGTCATGGTTATCTCCAAGACCCAGGAGCAGGCAAAGAAGTTTTTGTATGCGATCAAGCAACGCTTGACGCATCCGAGATACGCTGACCTTCAGGCAGCTTTTGGTCCAGCAGATGGATATAAAGCTACTGCAGACCAGTGGTCAGCAACCAAGATCTATCTTGGTGGCGACATCCGCGATAACGATGCTAAAGACCCTTCAGTCGAAGCTATCGGTATGGGCGGGCAGGTTTACGGAAACCGTGCAGACTTAATCGTTCTTGACGACGTGGTCACTCTGAGTAATGCTTCAGAGTGGGCTAAGCAACAAGAGTGGATTCGACAAGAAGTTGCTTCACGCCTACCACCAGGAGGTGGGCAGCTTCTTGTTGTAGGCACACGAGTATCAGCAGTTGACTTATATAAGGAACTCCGCAACCCACAGCATTACACCGATGGCACATTGCCTTGGTCATATTTGTCCATGCCTGCAGTCTTAGAATATGCAGACAACCCCCAAGACTGGAAATGTCTTTGGGAAAAGACTGAACAACCTCTTACAGACACTGACGTGCCTGACGAGAATGGTTTGTTTGATCGATGGACAGGACCGCGTCTAACGGCGGTCCGTAATGAGGCAGGACCATCTAAGTGGTCTCTGGTTTACCAGAACCTCGATATTGCGGAGAATGCAATCTTCGACCCGACATGCGTCAGAGGCGCAGTCAACGGAATGAGAAAATCGGGTGCATTGGTTGCAGGCGCAGCAGGACATCCCAACAACCCTGAGAACTTTTACAGGGTCATAGGTATCGACCCAGCAATGTCTGGTGATACCGCTGCTATTGCCTATGCGGTTGACCGCAGGTCACATAAACGCTACGTCTTAGATGTTCACATCATGACAGCTCCTACACCTGCAGCAATTCGTTCTCTTATTAGGGAATGGACCGATGCGTATAAACCGCATACGGTCATTGTGGAATCAAATGCTTTTCAGCTTTTCCTTACACAAGACGAAGAGATTCGTAACTTCCTGTCGACCCGAGGTATTAGTTATAGACCTCACTACACAGGAAATAATAAACAGGATCCAGAGTTTGGCGTTGCCTCTCTGGCTCCACTGTTCGGCTCCCTCACTAAGCGGGATGGAGTCATGAACAACTTCAAGCATGCTGATGATAACTTAATTGAATTACCAGACAGCTCGAAGAATGAACACGTTAAAAAGTTAATAGAACAATTGGTCACCTGGCAACCAGGAGTCCAAGGCAAGAAGCTCAAGATGGATGCCGTAATGGCATTATGGTTCTGTGAGATCGTAGCCAGAGAAACTTTATTAACTTCGACTAATGTACCAAACTTTATTAACAATCAATATACACCTCGTGGTGAGATTGAAGCAAGATACATCATCAACTTAGATGACCTCGCTGCACAACAGCGAGCTGTGAGATTGTGACATCAATGAAAGAACTTGTAAATGCATTCGAGCAATTAAAAGCTCGTAACTCCGAGCGCGATAAGCGCATGCGCGAGGTTGCTCTTGTTAGAGCTGGCAATGCCGATCAGGTCTTCCGTGGTTTATTCCCAGAAGGCATTTGGTCACGTCCTATTATTGCCAACCTCATTGACGTTGTCGCAAGAGATGTTGCTGAACAAGTCGGTGTTCTACCTACCATTACTGCTGCTGGTGATTCATCTCTCGATGATAACCAGCGTTCCAAGGCTGACAAGCGTACCAAGATTGCAAACTATTATGTTGCATCATCTCGGCTTGGAACGGAACTACTGCGTGGCGCAGATCAGTTAGCAACCTATGGCTTTGTTCCTTTACGAGTTGAACCAAACTTTAAGGACAAGCGACCACACATCCATGTGGAAAATTCAATGGGTGCTTATTACGATATGGATCGCTTCGGTGTTGTAAACACCTACGCTCGTCTATATCACCGTAAAGCTGGAGACTTGGCTGCTCACTTCCCCGAGCATGCCGATGCAATTCTTCAAACAAATACTTATACACGTGGCGACGGTAACAGTTTGTTACAGGTTGTACGTTGGACAGACAGACAAAAGACTGTTCTATTTTTACCAGATCGTGGGGGGTTAGTACTTGCAACGACACCAAACAAGGCGGGTATCGTCCCAATTGCAATTGCTCAACGTCCTTCTTTGGATGGCGAGACCAGGGGTCAGTTCGACGATGTACTACCTGTTTACGCAGCGAAAGCGCGACTTGCTCTCCTTACTATGGAAGCTGTTCAGAAGTCTGTTGAAGCTCCACTTGCTCTTCCTAATGATGTTACTTCTTTATCCATTGGTCCTGATTCAGTCATTCGTTCTAATTCTCCTGAGAAAATTCGTCGTATCAATCTGGATGTACCTCAGTTCGCGTTTGCGGAGAACAATGTCCTAGCGGACGAAATGAAATTGGGAACACGTTTCCCTCAAGCACGTGCAGGACAAGCAGAAGGATCAGTAGTTACTGGTCAAGGCGTAAAGGCTTTGATGGCAGGATACGATTCACAAGTTAAGATTTACCAATCAATTCTTGGTGAGGCAATTGGACAAGCAATCTCATTTGCATTTGCAACTGATGAAGCATACTTCCCAGAGATTACTCGTGAAGTATCTGCAACTGCTAACGGAGTTCCTTACAAGTTAAAGTACAAGCCATCTTCCGATATTAATGGAAACTATGGCGTGACCGTTGAGTACGGTCTTATGGCAGGTTTAGACCCTAACCGTGCATTGGTATGGGGTCTACAAGCTCGTGGAGATAAGTTAATCTCTCGCGGAATGTTGCGTCGCAACCTTCCTATCTCGCTTAACGCTGGTGAAGAAGAGCGAGCAATTGACATCGAAGAGATGCGTGATTCCCTTAAAGCATCCGTATCCCAAATGGCTGCAGCAATTCCACAAATGGTAATGCAAGGTCAAGACCCGATGAAGATTGTAGAAAAAATGGCAAGCGTTATTACAGATCGCAAGAAGGGTATCCCTCTTGAAGATGCAGTAGCAAATGCTTTTAAGCCAGAACCAGCACCAGAAGCCCCAGCAGGACAACCAGGAATGCCAGAACAACCAGCAGTCCCTGAACCTGGAATGGGTGGAGGACAAGCACCACAACTTCCTCAAGGTAGACCAGCAATGCAAGAACTGCTTGCAGGTCTAACAGGTGGAGGAAATCCAAATCTAGCAGCGAGAGTAACTCGTCAGATACCAGCATAACTAAGGAGAAACAAATGTTTGGAAAGCAAGGAAAAGCAGGCAAGGCTCCAACTTCAACAGCAATCATGGGTAAGAAGAACGCGGGCAAAGTAGTCGGTGCAGGTGGAGTAAAGCAAGGCACTCTATCAAAAGGCACAAAGGGCAACACAAACAAGCTTAAGTAAAGGATAAGGTCATGGCAGCAAAGAAACCAAAAGCTCCAAAAAAGTTTAAGCAGGCGCGTAAAGCTGCCGTAGCCGATGCCAAAGGGGCTTTCACAAGTGGAAAGACCAAAGCAGTACGCCGTGATCCAATGGCAAAAGTATCTGCAGAAGATAAGGCAGTTCTTTCAGAAGTAAAGAAAGAAGCCAAAGCAGGTTACATTACCGATGATCGTGGTAATAAAGTATTTAGCAAGCCAACTGAAACAGCACAAGAGCGAATTGCTCGTGATCGCCGTGAGGCTAAAGCTGCAGTTGATCGCATGTATGCAAAAGAAGATGCAGCAGCAGCTAAATCTGCTCCTGCTAAAACAACAGTACCTGCTGCAACTAAACCTGCAGCCAAGAAACCTGCTGCTAAAAAGCCAGCAGCTGCAAAGCCAAAGCCTGGCGTTAAAAAGCCTGGCGTAACTCGTGCAGAAAAGTCTGCTGCTAATAAAGCAGCATGGGCAAAGATGTCACCAGCAGAACGTAAAAACTGGGCAGCAACTAAAGGCAAAGTTGCAGGAACTGGCGTTAAGCCAACTGCACCAAAGACTGTTGCAACAAAGCCAAAAATTAAGACTGGTGTTGCAGCTAAAGGTGAACTTACAACAGCAGCACAAGTTGACAAATACAAAGCAGCAGTTGCTGCTGGTAAGTCAAAGGGTGAAGCAGTACGTATAGCACAAGGTGGAAAATCAAAAGCACTTGCTACTATTCCTAAAGCAAAAGCTGGAACCGCACTTGCAACTACAGCAGCTTCTGCTGCTAAAAAAGGTGGCTTCAAAGCTGCTGCAGGCGCAGCAGGTCGTGGAGCAATGAAAGTAATTGGCGGTCGTGTTGGCTTAGGTATTACAGCAGCATCACTTGCAGCTGGTCCATTATTTGATGCACTTAATAAAAGTGCTAAAAAAGGAAACATGCCTGGCGGAAATCAGAATATGACAACAGGTCGCGGTGGACGTCCACAAGGATTTGTTGAAGATAAGAAAGTTTTACCTAAGCGTCCAGAAGGTTCATACCCAAAGGGTGGCGGTAAAGGTCTTAAGATCGGTTCAGGCGGAACAACTTCTATTTACAAAGTTGAAACTGGAGATACTCTTTCAGGTATTGCTAAGAAAGCTGGCGTAACTCTTTCAGAGTTGATGGCAGCTAATAAGAAAATTAAAGATCCTCGCAAGATTTATCGAAACACAACAGTGAAGATCCCTAATAACAAGCCAGCTCCTAAGCCAATGTATACAGGTCCAGTTCCATATGTACCAGGATCTAAAGCAGCGAAAGCATACGAAGCTTCAAGAAAGTAGTAATTCATGTCTATGTTGCAACCCAATCCTGGCGCGGTATCTGGTCCTGGAAAGTTTTCCAAGCGACCAGATATCCCAGCGCAGGGTGCTAAAAGATTACCTAATGCAGCCTATGGCGAGCAAAAGGATTTTCTTGCACAACAGGCGGGCGCACCAATGGCAAAATCTGCTAATCCATTAGGCAGTGTTATTCCGCTATCTGCGCCAACCAACCGACCAAGCGAACCTGTTACTGCAGGTGTTGATGCTGGTCCAGGTCCAGGCAGTGAAGTACTAGGACTTAAAGCACCCAGTGATGTACAAGTAGGAGACCTAACTGCGTTACAAAAATATCTACCTTTAATGATGCAGTTTGCAGATTCACCTAATTCAACTGGAACAATGAAAGCATTTGTTAAATATCTACGGAGTCAAACTGAATGAAAGTATTCAAGAAGTTCGAGGAGAACCTCGAGTATCTTGGGTTTGAGTTGGCTCCAGTAGCATGGGATTTAGCTCGTTTTCCTTTTGAGTCTGATAGTGATCGCATTGATTTACTTAATGAATTAACTACAGCTCCAGAAGGGGGAATGACTAATGTCGCAGATGCAACCACAGCCAACGCCAACTCCCAACTGGTGGGATAAGTACTATGCTGAAACACCAGCAACCGCTCCTGGACCAACGTATTCACCTGTAGATTCTTTTAAGAAACAACAGTTTGATAATACTAAAGTCGGTGGAATTGAAAAAGCTATTGTTCCTAAGATTGCTTCTGGAATTGAGAAAGCAAAGAATAGTCCATTTGGTTTTATTGTAAATCCAGCCATGAAGGTTATGGAGACAGTAGGCAAATACGTAGTTCAACCTATTACACAGGGTGTCTCTACTGCTCTTCTTGTTCCACAAGCTCTTGGTCAAGGCAAGGGCGTATCTAGTTTTAGATACGCATCTCAGCAAGCCAAGAAGATCTCAATGGGTCAAGCTCTTGCCACATCTGTAGGCGGAGTTGTTGGATCTGTATTACCAGATGCAATTACTCCTACATTCATGGACAGCAACTTTAACGTCTTTGATGACAAACAACGAGACAATGCATTCAGAGATGAATGGCTTGGAATTGTTGCATCAGGTGGAACAGATTTAACTCTTGCATTGCTTGGCACTAAAGGTGCTGGAGCAATAACTCGTGCAGGTGTAAAGACTGCAGTTGGATCAAAGAAGATTCTTACAACTGCAGATATGAATACATTCCGCACTAAAGTTGAAGACACTGTTGCCTGGGCTGCTGCCAAAACTGGAGAAGCACCTACATCTGGTCTTGGTGTTCTTATTGATGATGCAGTTAAAGAGACAAATCTAACTCGTCTTGCTGCAAATCCTTTGATTTCAGAAACTGCAAACCCATATCGCACAGCAACAATTGTCTCTCGTCTTGATAATCATCGAGATGTTGGAGATTATCTACTTGCCGAACGTGGTGACACTGCAGCATTCATGCGTTTAATGCAAAGCAAGCCAGTGCTTGCTGACCATATTGACAATTATGGCATTAACCGCTTTGAACCAATTTCAGATTTTTCTAAAATTGGATTAGATGCAATCAGTCCTAAGTTGACAACTCGTTATCAGGCTATCATTGACGCCAAGCGAGCATCTGATCCTAAATTTTCTGATGCACTTGATGACTTTATGTCTAAAGCAACTAGTGGCGTACTTGAAAGTTATCAACCAGGTAAGTATGGCGTATTAGAAAAGCTAAACCTTGGTAAACAAAAGCTTGCTTTGCAAGCTAAGTATGGTGACATCAAACTATTTGGTCGAGACGGTGGCGAAGGCTGGCGTTCAACTGTATATCAGACAGATGTTTATGATCGTGCCGTACGTGCTATTGCATGGGTGGGTTCAGGTCGACCACAAGGTCACATCAATGTTTCTAACCCACGTAGGTTTGAAGCAGCCAATGATTTACTATCAGACCTTAACCGTTTGCAAATGCTACGCGGTTCAGAAGGTGCAAAGTTTAAGCGCGATATGGTTGAGAAGTTCCTTGCAGCACAGGATGATACTCAACGAGCAATGGCTCTTGCGCAAGTAGAACAACAAGTCATGATTAGACTTGCTAATAATTACGGTGTTCGTGGTATCGATGATATCAAGACTAATAAAGATGCAGTAGACCAAATTACTAAATGGCATGCTGGCGTTAGTGAGCGTCGTCAAACATTAACTCAATATGCGACCAAGCATGGATTTATACCAGATGAAGATGGAAACCTTAACGTAACCAACTTCTTTGCTGTATCAAATGAAGCTCAGACTGTACCAATGCTTGATTTCCGTAAGTTAGAAATTGAAGTTATTGTAAATACTAAGCGTTCACTTGGTGCAAGAGCACCAATTACTAAAGGTCAAGAGCTTGGAGCATTTGCCTCTAAGGTTGGAATGGCTGTAGGTCAAGTTCTTGACACAGCCAATATGGTATTTAACAACTTAAACCTACTTCGCTTTGCATACATCCCAAAGAACTCAATGGTTGATCCATTTGCTCGTGGAAGTATGGCACTTGAATCAATGGAACTTGTAAAAAACGGAATGCCTGGTGTACAGAACATTGTTCACAATACAAGCCTACGTGCAGAACAAGCAAAGCGTTGGATTCCTGGAACTAATAGCGCAGCATCACGACGTCAAGAGAAAGCCGTCCTCAAAGAGATGGATATTCTTGCTGGTGATCTTAAAATTGCTGTCGAACCATGGGAAGTAGCACAAAAGAATTTTGATGCAGCCGAAATGGCATGGCAAGCAGCACGTACAGCGCAAGCAAAAGCTGAAGCACTAGCCAAAAAGGCTACCAAAGCGTCGCAAGCACAAGCAGATGCTGCAAAACATGCAGCAGATTACGAACTTTGGAAAGCGCAAGACGCTTTCTATAAGGCAACAGATGATTTAGACCGAACCGCACAACAGGTTAATGGTTTATCTGTACTTATTGAAAAGAAGCGTGGTCTTATTTCAGATGAGGCTAAAGCACAGGGTGCTTTGCGCAATCGTAAACTGCTAGGTCAAGAAGCAGAAGTCATTACTGTCAATGGTAAAGAATATGCAATTGCAGGTCTTGCAGATCCCAACATTCGTGGTGCTAAAGCCTACATGTCTGAGATCGATTCAACACAAAACTTTTATAGTACATCTATGCAGGCTGAATATAGCCGTCGTCTACGTGCAGAAGGCTCACGATTTGTCACAATCAAGCGTAACGAGGGTAAACCTTACTGGAATGCGTTAGCACATATTGCTAATCGTCAGATTCGTAACGAACTTGAGATGCCTTTAGGCATGATGATGCGTGGTGAATCAGACGGACAGATTCTTAAATGGCTTTATACAGGTGATGCTGGCAAGGAATACCGACGTCGTATGTCATCACGTGCTGGTCATCAAATGACTCAGGATGAATTTGCATCATGGATTAGTACAACAAGCGACAAGCTTCGTAAGATGTATCCAAGTGAAGAACTGCGTAAACTTATTTTAGAACGAGATGTCTCAATCAAGGAAACAGAAATTCTTCTTCGCAATAGACCAGATCTACTTGAGTCTATCGAAGGTCCAAACATTAATCTTAATGATTTGAACTGGGCTGAAAAGAGATTTGCTAATTTAGCTGGAGTTACTGATGCAGCATGGCGCGTTCTTGCGTTATCTGAAAACAGAATGGTTCGTAATCCACTCTTCTTGAATTACACAAGAGATGAAATGCGAACACTTATCAATGCAGCACAACGTGCTGGCATTGACCCATCAGATGCAGTGGTTAATAACCAGATGCGTCAAGTTGCCTATCGTAATGCACTAGCACGTGTGGAACAAACACTGTATTCATCACGTCGCCTTACCAATGGTATGTACGCTGCTCGTTTTGCAATGTCATTCCCTCTAGCGTTCTTTAATAGCCAGGTAGTTGCCATGAAATTGATGGCTAAGAACCCAATGAATGCATATTGGTATAACAGTATTGCTAATGCTTTTGATAACTTTGAAGCATACGAAGACCAGGATGGAAACACATATGCCAAGATGGCAGATGTACCACCAGGAACTCAAGTAAACGTTAAGTATCCACTTCCATTGGGAGATAAGCTTCCTCAATGGGCAAAGGATGCGCTTAAGCCATATACAGACTCACGTGGTGGTGGGCTTAAATGGAATCCAAAGCAAATGGAATTCATGATTGCAGATCCAAGCGTGTCTTGGTTTGGAACCGTTGGAATTTCACAACTTGTTAAAGATGGATTTACAGCACCTTTTGGTTTATGGACAATTCATGGCGAAGACATTGCAAAGAACATACGTTCCACATTTGGTGATGACTTTTATGAGAACAGTATTCTTTATGGTGGTTATCCACAAGAAGGTGGCAACCTAGTAAGCACAGCAGTTAATACAATTGCTCCAGGCTATTTACGTTCAGCACTGGATAAGATTGGCATACTGCGTAGTGATCGATTTGTCGACGAAGTCTTTACTAATTATCGTGTTCTCTATTCAGAATGGGATCGCAATGGACGTACAGGCGAACCTCCTAGCATGGCGGTTGCTGCTAAGGCAGCAGGCAATATGTCTTTCATCCGTTCTGTGGTTCAATTCTTTGCTCCTATCTCAACAACTTTTGATCCAGTAACTCGTGCTGCTACACAGTATTATAGCGACCTACTTACTCAGTTTGGTGGCGACTACGACCTAGCGCAGAAGAAGATGGAAGAAGAATGGGGTATTGACTCCATTGCTTTGATTGGTTCAAACCAAAAGAACATTGCTGGTGTAGCTGCAAACTACTCAGATATTAAAATGATTCGTAATAACCCAGCCCTTCTTGAAAAGATTGGTCGTTGGGATACTAAATACGCATCAATGTTATCTGCTGGATATGGTGAGTTAACAGATGAATATTCAACTGAGATCGCTGCAATCTATAAGAGATTAAATTTCCCTGGCGGATATAACTCTCCTCTTACTCAAAAGAAGAGTGCAGAAGAACTAAGAGTTGACATTGAATCACGCCGTGGGTGGGCTGAATATCAGAAAGCCACAGAGTGGCGTGATTCAGTTATGGCTCAGTATGGAGTTACATCTCCATACCAAACTAGATACCAATCGCTTGGTATTAAAGCAGAGTATGACCGAATGGTTAAAGCAATTCAAACAGACTTTCCAGGTTGGGCTGATAATCGTTCGGCAAGCCAAAGAGATTTCTGGGGCGTAACAGTTCCAGCAATCCAGGAGATTGCTAATGATCCTAAGTGGAGACAATATGCCGATGGTAAAGGTGACAAGTGGACAGAGATTGCCTACTGGTTAACCCAAGCTAACGCATTCAAACAACAGTATGCCCAAGCAATGAGCAGCGATGCTCGTAAAGCAGATCTTAAAGCACAGTTCTCGCAATTTCATTATAACTTTATGCAAGTTGCAAGCGATGACTTTTCAACATTTGCAGCAAGGTGGTTAGAGAACATGCCCGAACTAAGTACAGAATTGGTGGCTTCATAATGGCTAAGAACCCAGAACCAAGATACGGTCCTAATGGAGAAAGTCTTGTACCAGGAACTGCTGCATATAACAAAGGTTCCAAGGTAAGACCTGTACTTACAAACACTGGAACGAGTTCATCATACCCATCATTTGCTCCTAACGTTCCTGGTATTCAATTGCCAGGTCTACCACCTGCACGTTTTGCCTCACCAGATGAAGCTAAAGACTGGTTTAAGTATCTACCTACTAAGAACAAGTCTTTATACAATGACTTTGTTGCAGATCTTGCACGTAAAGGTATAGCTAAAAAATATGCACAGGTTGTTTGGAATGATGCAGTTGGTTGGACACAATCACTAGGTAGCACCAGTGGTAATCCATTTGAATACCTTAATGTAATGGACCCATCTTTATATCGAACTGAAGGTTCTGGTCCTAAATATGGAACACAGGCTCAAAAAGATTCACGTGTTACACAGTACAGTGGTTCATCTGCTGCTCAACAAATCAGCGATGAGATGGAGCGCAGACTTGGTCGCAGAGCGACACAGTCTGAAATTGATGCATACACTGCGGGTGTTAATGCAGCAGCTAAAAAAGAACCTTCAGTATTTACTGGTTCAACTACAACTACTGCTCCTAAAGGTAAGAATACATTAGGTTCAACTGCAACAACTGGAACACAAACTACTGGATTTGATCCAACAATGTTTGCTCGTAACTTTGCAATGTCTCGTCCAGATTATGCCGAGTCATTTGCAGCAAATACATTCTTAGGTCTAGTTGAAAAACTTCTTAAAGATCCTAATGCAATTGGAAATGTGGTGGGTGGCTAATGGCATATACAGTTAAAACTGGCGATACGCTTAGTAAAATTGCAGCTGCTAATGGAACAACAACCGCAAAGATTATTGCAGCCAATCCATTCTTAAAGACTAATCCAAAATATAACGGCGGAAGCACAATCTTTAGTGGTACTGTCCTTCAGATGCCAACACAGTCTGGTGCATCAACTGGCTTAAACACAGCAGTTAACAATGCAACTAGTGGTAGCAATACTGGCAGTAATACTGGAAGCAATACTGGAAGCAATACTGGTAGTGGTACATCTAGTGGTACATCAAGCCAAGCTGCAACTAATATTGACAAGCTTGACAAAGCTACATTGCAAGCTAAATTCGGTATTGCTGCTGGTGTTATTGGTGCAGACGGAAGTCTTGAGGCAGTACTTAATCAAATTTTAGATCAACAAATTACATCTGAGGCATTAATGACTCAGATGATTCAGGGAACTACTTGGTATAAAAACCAAACAGATACCCAGCGTCAATATGCATATTATAAAGAAACAAATCCTGGGCAATATGCTGCAGACTTGCAACTTAACGCAAGCAATATTGTTAAACAATTTATGGGTAATGGTATAACCATTACATCAGCACAAGCTATTGATTATGCACAGCAAATGATGCAGTCAGCCATTATTAAAGATGGCAAGGTTGTTCGTTATGACCAAGAGTTCCTTAATAAGATTATGGCTAATGCTATTGACTTTAGTAAGAAGAGCACCATTGGTGGCAAGACAATCTATAACTTAACTGGAAAGTTAGAGACAGTATCTAACGAACTTTACAAGCGGGCATGGGAATATGGATTCCCAGCAAGCATGTCAAATACACGATTTGAATCATGGTTTGAAAATAGTATGAAGGGTCTTATTGCTGGAACTCTTAATGCAGAAGATCTGGATAATGAACTTCAGAAGCAAGCAATGTCAATGTTTCCTGGTCTAACAACTCAACTATCTCAAGGCAAAACATTACGTGATGCAGCTGATCCATGGTTAACAGCGATTGCTGATACATGGGAAACAGATGTTAATTCATTAGATCTTAATAATGATTATGTCCAGCGAGCACTTAACTACACAGATGAAAAGGGAAATGTAACAACAATGAACCTTTATGATGCTAAGAAAATGGCTCGTCGTTCTGGCAACTGGGATTACACAAGTACAGCAAAAGAGGAGAAGACCAAGATTGCATCAACGATTCTCCGCGACTTCGGATTCCTGGGGTAAGTAGATGCCAAGAGATAGAGATACCGCTAGTTATAATCTTCCATACAGTACAACAGATACTCCAGTTGCAGCAACGCAACCATATAATCCTTTATCTGGTGTAACTGTTAGTCCATTGGCATCAGCAGTAGCTGATTATGGAATGACATTCAGTGAGAGAAATGCTTCTGCTGCCTCTGCTGCTAACGCAGCTGCTGCAGCAGCTGCACCTGTTACACCACGTGAGTTTGTTACAGTAAAGCCAGGAGATACTTTCTCCCAGATTGCCAAAGACAACGGCATGACAGTCAAAGAACTTTTGGCTATTAATCCAACCATTGACAATACCGCAAAGTATAAAGACGGTTCAATGATTTGGTCTGGTACTAAGATTTACACAGAGCCAGCTAAGCCAACTGCGCCAGCACCAGGTGGTGCTGCAACTGATTCTCAGAATTGGGCTAAGTATGGCAACACTAGCACTGCAACAGCAACTGATACTTCCCCTGATACTTCCCCTGATACTTCCACTGATACAAGTACTGATACAACAACTACGGTTATTACAACTTCAACAGCAACAAACAGTTCGACTGCTACATACGGTGGATCAACAACATTTATTAATCCAGTAACTGCAGCAACTGGTGCAGTTGATTCACAAATTGCAGATTTGCTTGCTCAAATTAAAGCAATGCAAAATACATTTAATAAGCCAGTGGCAAAAACAGTTGCTTATGAAAAGACTATTCGCAAAACTGGTGGAGTTGTAGAAGTCTGGCAAGTTATGTCAGATGGAACTATGGGTCAAATGGTTGACACGTATACTGATTTTGGTGCTCGTGATTCAGTACTTAAAATGTTTGAAAACACAGGTCTTGGTTCTGGATTTTTAGATTCATTAATGAAATCCATTGACAAAGTATATGAAGAAAACATTATGCCAACCGATGCTCAGATCCTTAATAGTATTTATGACAGCGATGCATATAAGACCCGCTTTGCTGCTAACGAAACAATTGCTGCACGTATGAAAGATGGCAAGGGTAGACCTGGCGATAAACTTCTTACACCATACGAATATATCCAAGCAGAAAAAGGATACGAATCAATTCTTCGTGAGGCTGGATTACCAACTGGTTTCTATGATACACAAGACGACTTTCGTCGTCTTATTGAAAACTCAGTCAGTGTAAGCGAACTTACAGACCGTGTTAATATTGCAAAGAATGCTTTGCAAAATGCTGATTACAGCACCAAGAATGCTCTTAAAGAATATTACGGTTGGACAGAAGGCGAACTTGCTGCATATATGCTTGACAGCGAAAAGGCTTTTGACTTAGTTAACTCTAAGTTTAAGTACACAACCGAAGAAGCTAAGAAGATGTACGGCGCAGCCGAAATCGGTGGTGCTGCTGCACGTGCTGGTCAACTATCTGACCAAGCTTTCGCAGAAGAAATTTATACATCTGGTAAAGGTGCTCAAGCAGAGTCAGCCTTCCAGTCTGCAGCTGCAAACCAAGCTGATTACCAAAGACTTACAGGTCTTTATGGTGAACAAGGTGGCACTCAAGATCTAGCTCGTGAAGAGCTTGCTCTTGCAGGTGGCGCAGATGTAACAATGAAGAAGAAGCGATTAGCTTCTAAAGAACGTGCAATGTTTGCACAGAAATCAGCAATTGATGCGTCCTCTCTTGGACGTCGTAGTAAAAAAGCTGACGTATAACTAAGTTCCGTTCCTGATCGACCAGCCCAGGTAACGAGTATCAGTCTGGTAGTCATCACGTCTATGAATCACTTCCCCTTGTGAGGAGTACGTGTGGTGCAAACCCGATGAGGGTCCAACAACTAATAGGGAGAAAAAGCAATGGCAGAATATAACGAGTACGAAACGTTCGAAGACGATACCGAAGACTACGGTACTGACTTAGTAAAGAAACTACGCAAGCAAGTAGATCAACTTTCCAAGCAAATCAAGGAGAGAGATTCACAGCTTGAGGAGTATCAGACATATAGTCACGAAGCAGCTATCGGAGAAGTACTAGAAAGTTTTGGTCTCAATCCAAGAATCGCAGCATTTATTCCATCGGACATTGAAGCCGACGAGGAAGCAGTAGCTGAATGGTTAAATGAATACGGCGATGCCTTTGGCATTACTGCCGTTGATGAATCAGAGTCTTCTGAAGAAGACCCTGATGCTCAAGCATTTGAGCAAATGTCGAATTTTGAAGATGGTGATGTCGACCCATCAGTGGGTCGTGACATTCATTCACTGATTAGCAATGCTACTTCAGTGGAAGAACTCACCAACTTCTTAAAACGGTAACAATACAATCAACCCTAATAGAAGGAATTAAACGTGCCAACAACACCAGCCACGTCAACAACGACATCGACGATGTCGAACTTGATCCAGACTGCGTATGACAAGTACATTGAGTTTAACCTTCGTTCAGAACCAATGTTCCGCAAGTTTGCGGACAAGCGTCCTGTCGATGTAACAAACCCAGGTAACACTGTCGTATTTCAGGTCTACACAGATCTATCTCGTGCTACTTCAGCACTAACTCAAACAGCTGATCCAGATGCAGTAGAGCTAAGCAATACCAACCGCGTCCACGTAACAGTGAACGAATACGGTAATGCTGTTCTAACAACTGAGCGTCTTGCTCTTGAGTCTCTATCAGCAATCGATCCAGCAGTTGCAGACATGTTGTCTTTCAACATGCGTGACTCACTGGATTCACTTGTATGGACTAAGTTAACTGCCCTAGCAACAGGTCGCTACACAGGAACAACTTCTGCTGACGAATCAACTCTCAACGGACAAGATGTTTCATCTTCAACTTCAGCTCCTAACTTCACAGCAGCACTTGCTCGCCGTGGAGTAGCAAAGCTACGTGGAGCAAATGTACAGACACGCGAAGGCGGACTTTACACTGCACTAATCCACCCAGATGTTTCATACGATCTTCGTTCTGAAGCACAAACATCAGGATCTGCTGTATGGCAGCTTCCTCACACATACACCGAAGCAGGTGTAGGTAACCTATGGTCTGGCGAGATCGGAATCTTCGATCAGGTTCGCTATATCGAAACACCTCGTGCCGAAGCCCTATCAGGTTCTGGTACATCAAAGGTATACGGAACAGTTCTTCTTGGAAAGCAGGCTCTTCTTGAGGCTGTCTCATACGAGCCAAAGACTGTTATCGGTCCAGTTACAGATAAATTGATGCGCTTCCGCCCAGCGGGCTGGAAGGGTCTTCTTGGATGGAACGTCTTCCGTACAGAAGCACGTTACGTTATCAAGAGCAAGTCAAGCATCGCTGCTTAATTTGACGGAGAGGGGCAGGCAACTGCCCCTCTCTACTTAAGGAAACTATGAGCGAAGAATTAGATCTAATTACACCGCTCCAGGCTTACGCCTACGAAGCGCATGAAATGTATAAAGCATTTATGGATGCTGGCTTTAGTGATGCTGAAGCTTGGGATCTATTAACTCGCCAACTACCAGACTGGGAATTTCCCGCACCAATGTCAGAGAATGACATGGATGATTTTGAGGAAGAAGAAGAAGATGTCAGCGAAGAATGAAAAGTATGCTTCTAAGAAAGCTATGAAGAAGCACGAAGGTTCTGAAGGCAAGAAAGAAATGACAATGGAATACGGCAAGAAGTTTGCCATGAAGAAGATGGCTGTTAAGAAGCCTACAATCAAAAAGAAGAAGTAATGAAAAAAACCAAAGAAGCCAAAGTTATGCATGAGTTCAAAACTGGAACTTTGCATTCTGGTAAGGGTGGTCCAGTAGTTAAGTCTCGCAAACAGGCAATTGCTATTGCTCTTTCCGAGGCTGGTAAGTCTAAACCAAAAATGGGAATTAAGAAACCTAAAGTAAAGAAGAAGTAAATGGACTCAAGACTAAAGCGAGCAGGCGTATCTGGTTTTAATAAACCTAAAGCTACACCTAGTCACCCAAAGAAGTCACATGTTGTTGTAGCCAAATCTGGCACACAAGTAAAGACTATCCGTTTTGGTCAGCAAGGTGTCTCTGGTTCCCCACAGAAATCTGGTGAGACAAAGAAGTATCGTCAACGACGCCAATCATTTAAGGCTCGACACGCAAAGAATATATCTAAAGGTGTGATGTCAGCAGCCTATTGGGCAGACAAGGTGAAGTGGTAATGGCAAAGGTATTTCGTGGACCAACATACAAATATAAGCCTGGTCGTGAGTATGACCTATGGTTTGTTTCTTATCCTATTGGTAAGAGCGTTGTTAAAACTGGTGGCGTTTGGAAAACAATAGTTGTCCCGCAAGATTCAGATCTAGCAACATACCAACGCGTCTTACGCGGTGGTTATGACAATGTCATAACAGATGCAGAAGCATCAGAACTAACAGCAGCGGGATATGGAGATTACGTTTTCAATGTCTAATTGTAGATCAGGTTGCAAAACCCAAGACCATGCAAATTGGGGCGAATGTGCTAAGGCTGCTAACTTTAGTATTACAGATCCGTTATCTAACGCAGCATCAAAGCTTGTTAATAAAGAACTCAATGCATATAGAAACGCAAGAAAAGATGGCATTCAGCCAGCATCAACCAAGATAAAGGACATTGAAAAAGCTGTCCGCATGTCTGATAAAGCAGGAAAGGCGTTACAAGCATAATGGCTACGTTAAATCAATTAACAGAACAAACGCTTGGCGAGATTAATGGCTATGTCCGCAACCAGGAATCGGTAACAATTGCACTTAATACCGTTGATGGTGACGACTTATCTATTGCAGTTGATGATGCATCAGCTATAAGCAAAGGCATCATTGAGATTGATGATGAACTCTTATATGTAAAGAAATCTATTGCAGCAAGCGGTAACCTTTCTATTCTTGGAACATCAGCTAATCCTGTTGGTCGAGGATGGCGTGGGACTACAGCAACTAGCCATGTGTCTGGATCTATAGTAAGAAACAATCCTTTATTTCCAAGGACACAAGTTAAACGAGCATTGCTCGAGACTATAAAAGGAATGAACTTTCCAGTTATTAAAGAAACAAACTTTGATTTTACTGGCTCACAATACGCATACTCAATCCCAAGCACAGTTGTAGATATCACTGGTGTTTCATGGGAACTGCCAGACGCTACTGGAGTATGGGCTCTTATTAAAAGATGGCGTATTGATACCAATTATTATGACGAAGATACAGATACATATGGTCAGGCTATTGTGCTTAATGAAGCACCTATGGCTGGTGCTCGTATTAACGTTCAGTACACAGCCTATCCAACAACCATTACAGATAGCCAAGAGTTGACAGTAAGTGGTCTTCCCGCATCATGTGAAGATGTTGTTCGTCTTGGTGCTATGTATCGCCTACTTTCAACAGTAGACCCAGGCAAGGTAATTGCCACATCAGTTTCTGCAGACGCATTAGATCAACCAGTATCTGCTGGCGCATCTACTACTGCTGCTAAATATCTATTCCAGCTTTACTCCGTCCGCCTTGCGGAAGAGGTGGCAAAGCAGCAAGCCAACTTCCTCAACATAATCCAGTACCAGAGGTGATGAATGCCAACACAAGCACGTTACTATAGTTCGAATGCAGCTAAGACAACTCTTGCTGCATCGATAAGTTCTTCAGCAGTAAGCCTTACGCTTGCTGCTGCAAGCAATCTTCCAGCGCAATATCCATACACACTCATTCTTGAGAAGGATACAGCTAATGAAGAAGTAGTCGAAGTTACCAGTCTGGTAGGTTCTGCCTATCAGATCACTCGTAACATTGACTCATCAGGTGCTAAGGCACACGCCTTTGGTGCTAACGTTGAACACGGCGTATCGGCTCGAGACTTTACTGAGTCTCGCCAACACGAAGTAGCAACTACTGATATCCATGGTATTACAGGCGACGTTGTCGGTACTGGTGGAACACAGACTCTCACTGGAACAAAGACTTTATCTGCAGCAATCATCACCGCTGCTGGTGTAATCAATGCTAATAGCTACAAGATTACAAACGTAGCAACACCAACAACATCTGGTGACGCAGCTAACTTAGCATACGTAACTGGTATTGCAGGTTCTGCTACCGCTGCTGCAAGCAGTGCAACTGCTGCAGCCACTAGTGCATCTAGTGCTGCTACCTCAGCAACCTCGGCTGCTACTTCCGCATCTAGCGCAACCACTGCAGCAACTAACGCTGGTACAGCATCTTCTGCTGCAGCCACGTCAGCATCTTCAGCATCTACTAGTGCTACATCGGCAGCAACTAGTGCTAGTTCAGCAGCAGCTTCTGCTTCTTCTGCATCTACTTCACAATCTAGTGCATCTACATTTGCATCATCTGCTTCTACTTCTGCTACTTCTGCTGCTACTAGTGCAACTAGTGCAGCAGCATCGGCATCGGCTGCTGTAACTTCAGCCAACTCTGCAGCCACCAGCGCAACATCTGCAGGAACATCAGCATCATCTGCTGCTGGTTCAGCATCAACAGTTGCTGGTCAAGTTGCATCTGGTCTCGTTAGAGACATGGGAGATATAACAACTGCTGATACTTCCACTGGAACGTGGATTTCATTATCATCTGTTGAAGCAAATACAAATACATCAGCAGCAAGTGCTGCTACTTCGGCATCAAGTTCTTTAACGTCAGCTAATTCTGCATCTGCATCAGCATCTACTGCTTCAGCATCTGCAGCAACGGCTACTACATCAGCAGCTACTGCGGTAACGTCTGCAGGGCAAGCTTCTACTTCGGCTTCTAGCGCAGCGACATCACAAGCATCCGCTGCAACAAGCGCATCAAGCGCAGCAACCAGTGCAGGATCTGCTGGAGTATCAGCCACGGCTGCACAGACAAGTGCAACAAGTTCTGCTGCATCACAGTCAGCTGCTGCTACTTCAGCCTCATCGGCTGCAACATCAGCAGGATCTGCTGGTGTATATGCAAGCAATGCATTAACTAGTTCTACCTCGGCAGCGACCTCTGCTTCGAGTGCTTTAACATCGCAGACTTCGGCTGCGACATCAGCGTCTTCTGCAGCTACATCAGCAACTTCTGCTGCAGCAAGTGCCACTACGGCAGCAGGTTATATACCAACTATAACTTCTGGTGTAAGTGGTTATTTCATGACTAACAACGGAACCTCAGCTAACTGGGCTTCCTTAGCAGATTGGGGAACGATCTAATGCCATTCGCATTCCAACGCCGTAGAGGAACTACGGCACAACACGCATCCTTTACAGGACTACTGGGCGAATTGACAGTAGATACTGATAAGGACACAGTAGTAGTACATGATGGATCCTTAGCAGGTGGATACCCTCTAGCTCGTGCAAAGGGTGGAACTCTTGAAGACACAGTTATTAGAGGACTAGAAGAAGATGTTAATGTTGTAGCTTCTGCTGCAACTGGAACAATCAACTTAAATGTTGAGACTGCTTCTATCTGGTATTACACATCTAACGCAACAGCAAACCATACACTTAACATTCGATACAGTTCTACTGTATCTCTTAATACTGCACTAGCAGTTGGTGATGCCATTACCGTAGTATGGATGAATACTAACGGTGCTACTGCTTACTATCCAAACACAATCCAGATCGATGGAACTACTGTAACCCCAAAGGTTCCAGCAGCAATCACGGCTGGTAACGCATCGTCTATTGATGCTTATTCATTTACAATTATTAAGACAGCATCAGCAACATTTACAGTTCTTGAGACACAAACCAAGTTTGCCTAATAAGGAGATCTAACAATGCCACTTATCAGTACATTAGCAGGAGGATCAGCCAAAGGTTTTGGCGGTATGAAAGGTGCTTCAATACCTTTAACGGTTGACTACCTTGTAGTTGCAGGTGGCGGTGGTGGTGGTTATGCATCTGGCACGGATCGCCGTGGTGGCGGTGGCGGTGGTGGTGGATTGCGTTCTACAGTTACAGCAACTGGTCGTGGTGGATCTTTAGAAACTGCTTTATCTATGCCAACAGGTGTTACATATACAGTAGTTGTAGGTAGCGGTGGACCTCAGTCTGGTCTTGCTTCTCAAAATCCATCTTTTTCTAATGGCGGGTCTTCATCTATATCTGGAACTGGAATAACAACAGTTACTTCTACAGGTGGTGGCGGAGGAGCTAACGGAACAGTAGATACTGTTGCTTATATTACTGGTGCAGCAGGTGGTTCTGGCGGTGGCGGTGGAGGATCATCATCATCATCTGGAACACAAGCAGGCGGTGCTGGAACAACTGGTCAAGGTTATGACGGAGGAACTGGACAACATGTTCCTGGCGTTTGGGCATCAGGCGGTGGCGGAGGTGGGGCTGGTAGTGCAGGATCTGCTGCTGCTAACGCAGTTGGTGGTGCTGGTGGTAATGGAGTTGCTGTATCTATAAGTGGTTCATCTGTAACTTATGCAGGTGGTGGAGCAGGCGGTACAAATAATGGTACAGTAGGAACTGCTGGAACTGGAACAGGTGCTGCTAATACAGGTGGTGGTGGTCAATATTTTGCTCCTGGTAATTCAGGAGTTGTTATTACTCGTTACTCAGGAACTGTGCAAAAAGCAATGGGCGGTATAGTCACAACATCTGGCGGAAATACAATTCATACTTTTAATGCTAGTGGTATTTTTCAAACTTCATATACTACTGCTAAAGCAACTGGTGGTGCAATAAATACAGATGGAACTTATTTTTATCATGTATTTAATTCTTCAGGAACATTTACTCCATTGCAATCACTTACTTGCGACTACCTTGTAGTTGCAGGTGGAGGAGCTGGTGGAGGTGAACCATCTAATAGATACCAAGGTGGCGGAGGTGGAGCTGGTGGACTT